TAAATTACAACAAGTAGCATGGCTAAGAAAAGAAAAAAGAAAAAAACAACTTATAATAAATAGATAATGGCAAAGACTACAACTTTTTATGAGTTTAAGGCACAGCTTAAAGACCTTGACCTATTAAATGCAAAGCTAAAAGAAGCAAAAGTAAACCTTGCTGGATTAAAGAAAAACACAGCAGAATATGCTGCTTTGAGTTCACAGATTGGTGGGATTACAAAGCAAATAAATAATAATAAAAAAGCTATAACAGGATTACAACAAGGTGGTGAGGCTTTAAATAGAACAGGTAGCAGAATGGTAGGTATATTTAAGTCTGCAAGTATTGCTATTGCTGCTGCATTTGCTTTTAGAGCAATTATTGGAGGTATACGAGGTGTCATTACTACTTTTTCAGATTTTGAATCACAAATGGCTGCTGTACAAGCAATCTCTGGTGCAACTGATCAAGAGTTTAAAGCACTTAGTGATTCTGCTCAAAAACTTGGTGCTAGTACAGTTTTTACAGCTAAACAAGTTGGTGAGTTACAAGAGGCTTATGCAAGGCTAGGTTTCACAGCAGAAGAAATTATATCAGCACAAAGTGGTACTATTGCTTTAGCTGCTGCAACAGGAGAGTCATTAGGTAGTTCTGCTGAAACTGCTGGTTCTGTTTTAAGAGCGTTTGGTTTAGAGGCAGAGCAAACAGGTAATGTTGTTGATGTTATGGGTGCTTCTTTTACTAGTTCTGCACTTAACCTAGAGAGGTTTACACAATCAATGAAGTTTGTTGCTCCTATTGCTAGAGAGGCAGGTTTTACATTTGAAGAAACATCTGCACAACTTGCTATCTTAGCTAATAATGGTTTGTCAGGTTCTTTAGCAGGTAATGCACTAAAAAATATATTTTTAAGATTAGGTGATTCTAATTCAAAGCTAAACAAATCTTTAGGTAGAACTGTACAAGGTTTGCCTGATATGATAGATGCTTTAAGACAAATGAAAGATGAGTCATTTGGTTTGACAGAGGCAACAGAATTATTAGACAAAAGGTCTGCACCTGCCTTTCTAACATTAATAAATAATATAGAGAACTTAGAAGAACAACTAGATGTTCTAAATAATGCAGAGGGTGCTGTATCTAGAATGGCTGCCATAAGACTTGATACATTAGAGGGTGATTTTACATTATTAAAATCAGCTAGTGAAGGTTTAGGTGTAGCTATAGGTGAAGTATTTAATGGTGGATTAAGAAATGCTATAGATTCATTAACAAGATTTTTACAAGGACTATCAGAAAGTAGTAGTGCCATGACTGCTATAAGAACAGTTTTTGGTGGCATAACAAACGCAGCAATAGCTTATGGAGTTGCTTTAGTAGCACTAAGAGTTAATACTATTGCTACTAGTACAGCGACAACTAATTTTGGTAAATTTTTAACATCATTAAAAGTTAGTTTAGATGCTGCAAGGGCTGGTACATTAACTTGGGCTACTGCTATGAACACATTAAGGGCTGCTATAGCAAGTACAGGTGTAGGTCTTTTAATTGTTGCATTAGGTTCTTTAGTAAGTTATTTAACACAGGTTGATGAAGCTACACAAGCTGTTACTAGAAGCCAAGATAGAATGAATAGGTCTTTTGAAGAGGATATAGAAAAGGGTATACTTTTAAATGAGAATAGTCAAGAAAGACTAGACTTGTTAAGAAAAATGAAACAAGAATACCCTGAACTTATTGGTAACATTGATTTAGAAGTTGCAAGTAATGAGCAACTTTTAGATATATTGAACTTGGTTAATAAAACTAGGGTTGAAAGAATGGCTCTTGCACAGGGTCAAGCTAATATTGATAAATTAGCTGAAGAAGCTGCCGAAGATGAATTAGAGTTAAGAAGAGATATTCTTGACATAGAAAAAATGGTTTCATCTACATCATCAACTAATAGCCAACAATACATAGCCTTTTATGATAAACAGATAGAAAAATTAGAAGATAAAATTGTATTAATACAAAAAGAATTTGAACTAGAAGAAAAACAAATATTAGAGTCTTTAAAGTTTTATACAAATAGTATAAAAAATAAACAAGAATCTGATGAGGTTTATCAGGCTTTAGCATTGCGTGGAGAAAAGACTTTTAGGTTTAATTTAAGAGAAGGGTATTTAGAAGATTTAGAAGATTATAGAGGTTTAAGTAGACAAAAACAATTAATTGCTATAGATGAAAAGAAAAATGAGATAGAACAAATAGACCAAATAGTAGATTATAGAAGGTTACTGACTTTAAAAGACAAAGGAACTGTTGAACAAAAAGAGCAAGTCAATAAAGAAATAAAATCACTTGCTAAGGATATGGGTACAGAGTTGGTTCTTAGGGCTAATAATTCATCAGAATCTACAGCTAAATTAGGTATTAAACTACAAGAGTTAAAAAAATATGTAACTCAATTAAATGCAGCATTAAAGAAAAACAAAGATGATAGTGGAGACACTATATTTGACCCTGCAAAACTTAGAAAAACAGAAGATAGAATTAAAGAACTATTAAAGTTAAGAACTGAAAACATAGTTGATGTAGACAAAAAAGAAGAAGATAGAATAAAGGCAAGTATTGAAAAATTAGAAATTAAGTACAATAAAGAAAAAGAACTAATACAAGCTAATATAACTGATATTACAGACCAGCAAACTCTTTTAGAAAATGGTGATAATAAATCTACAGCTAAGTTTATAAAGCAAAACAAAAGTAAATATAAAGCATTAGAACTATTAAGTGCAAGTTACTTTAACAATTTAATTGGTGGTGATAAAAAATACACTGAAGAGAGGAGAACAGTTTTAGATGCAATGTTTGCTGAAGAACAAAGTAAAAAAGCTACTAATGATAAGTTGTTTGATGAACTATATAATTCTGAAGTAATACAATTAAAGCAATTAGCACAATTAAGAATTATAGAAGCTAGACAAAACGAGCAAGAGGTAGAAAAAATAAGAAGAGATTTTGCAATGCAAACGACACAAGGTTTGTTTCAAGAGTCTAGAAAAAGACTAGATCAGTTAGAAGATGAAAGGTTAGAAGAAATAGCTGTACTAACTAATAGCTACAATCTAGGATTAATTGGTTTTGAAGAATATAACAAAGAGCTCAATAATATAGATAAAAAATATGAAGATGAAGAACAAGATTTAAGAGAAAAAAGAATAGCGAAAACTATTGAAATGTATAACCAACTTTCTACGTTGGCACTAGATTTCTTCAACAATAGAGCAGAACTACAACAACAAAAGATACAAGAAGAATTTGACAGAAGTTCAGCACAAAGAACTTTAGAGTTTGAAAGAGATGTAGAGTTAGCAGAAGCTAGAGGTCAAAATACAGAGGCTATGAAAAGAGCTTTTGACAATAGGGAGATTGAGCTAGAGAATCAGAAAGAGGAAAAGCTAACTGCTATAAAAAGAAGGCAGTTTCAAATGGATAAGATAAATAGTATTATTCAGGCAACACTAGATGGCTACGCTGCAATAGTAAAAGTAACAGCACAAACAGGTTTAGCTGCAATAGGTGCTGCACCAATTATGTCTGCTTTCGTTGCTGCACAGGTTGCTGGTATAGCTTCTCAAAAGTTTGTTGGAGAACAAGGTGGTTTAGTACCTAATGGTTTAGAGAAGTTCGGTACAGGAGGAATGGTTCATGGTGCTAGACACGCACAAGGTGGTGTAAAGTTTGCTGTTGGAGGTACAGTTGCAGAACTAGAAGGTGGTGAGGCTGTAATTAACAGAAGGTCTACAGCTATGTTTAAACCTGTTTTAAGTGCAATGAATGTTGCTGGTGGTGGTAAAAAGTTTGAGCAAGGTGGTATAACATCATCTACAATAGCTGCCACAAGAGATATTCAAGGAATGATTACTCAAAGAGAAATGACACAGGCTTTAGCTAATGCAATTAACACACAAAAGGTAATTGTAAGTGAAGCAGATATAACTGATTCACAATTTAATGTTGAAGTTCAAGAAAGTTTAAGTACAATTTTTTAATAATAATATTTTATATTTGTATATGTTTAAAGATTTAAGAAAATTATTTTGGCAACTTATTATTGGTAAAGGTGTTAAGTTTGCAACACAAAAAAAGTTTGAGAAAAGATTATCTATTTGCAGAAGCAACAAGTGTGGTGAATATAAAAAACCACTTGGTATAGAGTCTTTAGAAAGATGTGGCGATTGTGGATGTTTGCTACAGACTAAAAATAGAATTGACGAAGATTTTATTAAATGTCCACAAAACTATTGGAAATAAATGCCAAATCGGAAAGAGATTGTAGAGGAGTTTCTTGACATCGTAAGACAAGAGTCTATACTAAGATGGGGAGAAGATTTCACAGTTAAAGATTTGGTTTATCATTTAATTGAAAATGGTATAATTGCACCTAAGTCTTTAAGAAACTATATGATGTTTAGAGATTACGATAAATTTATAGTTGTAAATGAAGGTCATGTAGGTCATACATTTATGGATATTTCTGTAAGGCACGACTTAACTGAAAAACAGTGTCGAAATATTATTTACAAACAAAGATATAAAACAGAAAAGAGTTATAATATTAAGAAAGAAGAAGGTTAGTTAATTTATAAAACTCTATACAACCCTCATTACTCCATATTTTTCTAGCATACACTGTATGTATGTGTGAGTCTTCCTCTAATAAGGCATCCATAAGACCTTTTAAGAGATTATCTATGTCTGGTCGTTGTTGGTGGTCAGAGAAAACCATTTGAGCTTTCTTAGCGTTGCTCCAAGACTTAGGCATTGGGATGTGAAACACGCAATATATTTCGTTACCTAACTTAAAGTTATTATCCCAAGCCCAATCTTTTATATGGTCTTTATATTCCCAATACTTTAGAACTATTGGTCTTTTCTTCCAAGAATCAGCTCTAGTCATTCTAGGCTTTGCCATTCCTGGATAAGGGTACTTAATCATTTTTAGTAACCTCTTCTACTATTTTATCTAAGTCCTGTATAGGCTGTGTTAATATTTCAAGATTATATGTGCCATCATAAACAACTCCAACCACTCTTACATTGCTTTCAGACTCTATTTTTTCTATAGTATCTTTTAAATCATTTCTTACATATAGCTGACCATTGGCGTTACCAACGACATTTAAGTCTACCATAACCCTATACTTACTATTATTTATGATTTCATTTGCCATTTTCTAAATCTTTATTAATTTTTAAAATATAATTATACTTCTCTAAACACTTTCCATGTACAAGTTTACCATCACTAGCTTTTCTATGGCTACAGGCACAGCCTTTTAGTGGCTTTTCACATTGTGGACAATCGTTTGTTTTACTCTCCTTGTTCATTTTTGTACTTATCTTTTATTTTGTCTAGTATATGTTTCATCCTAGACTCTACCTCACCATCTATATCTTTACGATAAGTTCCCCAATCACCAGGAAATACATTTAAGCCTTTACGTCTTTGTTTTTCTTCTTTATTAGCTTGTCTTCTTCTTTCCTTGTAATCTTCAAAAGATTCATTTTTTTCTCTTTTCATATTCTTCTATGTTCTTTATAATATTGTTTAGTTTAAAACCAAGCAATCTAAGTAAAAATCTTAACATACTTTAATTAATTATTTGTTTCTAATATTGATTCTATAGATAAATCACATATTTCATCAAGCTCCATACCATCTTCATCCATAAGAATATCCTCATACATTCCCATTGTATACCATTCATGAACTATACTTAAAACTTCTAGTTCAGACAAATTATATTTTTTTATTATATCGTATAACATTAGTTTGTTGTTTTATGATTATCATCATCATTGAGTATTGCATATATCTTTGGCTCTATTTCTTTTATTTTGCGATATATAGCTCTTACATCTTTCATTACCTCTTGTCTTTTTGATTTAGAAATATCTGTTCCTGTTACAGAGATAACTAATGAATGTGCCTTTTCTAGTAGATTACTTGTTCTCTTTTTCATTTTCTATTTCTTTTTGTAAATTAGCTAAAGCCCTCCATGCTACTTTTGCAGAATGTCTAACACCATCTGTGTCTATTGTACCTGCATCTAATAAGTGTCTTGACAAGGCATCTAACTCATCACCACTTTTACTTCTATCCCAATGCAAGGGTTTATCAGGATTGTGTTGTTCTTGACCTACAAAACTGCATTTAGCAACTTCAAGTATTGCATCTGGAAAGTATTTAAGTACACCTGTATATACAGGCTTTTCTTTTCTGTCTTTAGAAACTAGTCCTAATTCCTCTTTTGACAATTTCATCTTTGGGTTTATCATATTTGTAGTTTTAAGTTTTTCTTTAGTTGATGTAGGTGTCCATCCATTCCTACCTTCCTCGTAATAATATTTATTATGCTTAGTAGTTTGTGAATCCATATTGTCCTTCTATAATGTAATCATTAATTTTAATATCAACTTCATTTTCTTTCTTTCCTATTTGATTTAAAACCTTTGGCTTTATATATTCTAGTATTTCATCTTTATTTTCTGACAAAGCAAAGGTGTCAATATAACCTGTTTTAATTTTAGCTTTTATGTAGCTGCTAGTTTTAGAGTTTCTATACTCAAACTTTACTAATACTCTGTATATTGGTTTTGGCATACGCTTTCAAAGTTATTATAAAAATCGTTATAAAAATATTTATTTAATTAAGTTATTAAGAATCGCTTGTATAACATCTACTGTTATGCTGTTTCCACACTGCTTATATCTTTGTGTGTCGCTAACACCTTCTGTGTGATGATCAGGAAAACCTTGTAATCTTTCACATTCTATAGGTGTTAATCTTCTTATGTTTTTAGTATTAATTAAATGATTTCTTTCACCACCTAAATTAGCTGATAAAGCAGGAGATATACCTTCTTTAGCATAAACTCTATTTTGTTGATATGGTTGTTGATTATGGCTTTCTTTAGATTTATTTAATTGTACTACCTCATCTACAAAACATGGTATATCACCACCTACTTTTATACACTTAGAAATTTTATTTATATCCATAGGTTTTCTTTCTTGAAAGTTACTTTTAAATATACCTTGCACCATTCTTTCACTTAAAAAATACTTAGAGTCTACTTTTTTCTGTAAAATATCTTTAAGGCGTAATTCTAAAGGTTTACCTTTTGGAAATCTAAAATTATTGTCCTGATCATCTCTTATACCTACTATAAATATTCTTTCTCTATTCTGTGGTACACCAAAGTCTTTTGTATTTAAAACTTCATAATGTACATGATAGCCAAGATTATCAAAATTAATTATGGAGAATTGATTGTTTTCTGTTTTACTTAGGCAATCTAATATAGTCCTTAGTGTTTTACCACCTTCATGATTTACTAAGCCTTTAACATTTTCTGCTATAAAATATCTAGGTCTATGTTCGATAAGATAATTTAAAGCATTATAAAACAAAGTACCTCTAGTGTCATCAAATCCACCTCTCAAACCTGCTAAAGAAAATGCCTGGCAAGGAAACCCAAACACTAGTAAGTCTACATAAGACAAATCTTTCATATCTAAAGTAGTTATATCATCATACATTTTTTTACAAGGAAAGTTTTTTAAATATGTTTCTCTTGCATATTTATCTATATCACAAGCAAACTCTATTTCGTGTTCTATCCCTAAATTAACTAACGCTTGTTCAGGGCTTCCTATGCCACTAAAAAATGTACCTACTTTAATCATGTATGTATTTATCTTGGAATTTTTTTATAATCCTAAAATATTCAGTTCTAAAATAATGTAGCTCTCTTTCAAGCATTTCTATTTCTTGTTTAGTTCTATATAAAACTACGATAGTTCCTAGTATAAAACCAAAACATATTGATACTGCTATTGCTATTAGTGGAATATAAATCATATACAATGTAACAAAAAGTTTTTCATAAAAACAAATTATAAAAGAGATTGTTGCTCTAACTTCAAATATGAATTATTATTTTCATGTTCACCAATCTCAATGTACCTACCATTTTGTATGTTATATTTAAACTCTGCTTCTCCTAATTCACCTATGTGTCTAAACTTAACTTTTTGTACAAAAACTTTTGTTGTGCTGTTTTCAAAATCTCTATATATTGACAATCCGTTATCTACCTGATTATAAAAGTTTGCACTACCAGCTATGTCATATAAGGTAGGAACTTCATATAGTTTGTTTTCTTGTTTAGCCATTTTTCTTGGGTGTGCTACAAGAAAGATATGTATGTCATATTTTTGTTTAAATATTGTTAGCTTAGTAAGAAACTTATTAATAAAATTAGTTTCGCTATCAGAACCTAAATTAGCATCTATTTTGTTGTATGGGTCTATAACTAGGGCATTTATACCATATCGTCTAATTAATCCTTTAGCTGCGTTTAAAATAGCATCTATGGTGTAAACATCGCTGTCTGGTCTTATCCAATAAAAGTGTTTTGATATAAAGTCTTTTGCTGTACCAAGCTCATGTTTACTCATTCTGTTAAATTTAGTTTCTTTACGAAATGACTTGCCAATTAGTTTTTCAGCTAAAACAGAAAAGTGTAACTGCATAGGATAATGTTCAGGACTAAACACACCAAACTTCCAATTATGCTGTGTTGCTAGTTTCATACACAAATGTTCTAAAAAATTACTTTTACCATGTGTTGGTATACCTGTAACAACAGTTAGTTGTGAAGAGGCAAAGCTAAATAATTTATCAAACTTACTATGACCAATTAACTTACCTCTTTGTAGTCCTGTTTCGTATAAAGAGTCTATATCTATGTCAAACTCTTTAACACTTAAAACACCTTCTAACGGATATGGCTGTGATTTAACTCACATTCTTTTACAACATCTATGTTGTTTTTAACTAAGACATCATTAATGTCTTTACAGTCTTTAGGATAGCTTACTCTATAACAAATATCTCTACCTAGTCTTCTTGATAATTCTTCTTGTAGCTTTAGTCCTGGCTCATCATTATCTACAGCTATATATATTTTTTCAATGTCTTCAGGAAAATCTTTTAAATAATCCATTTTTAAATTACTAGCACCATTTGGCACAGACACACAGTTCTTATATCCTGCCTCATATAATGCTAACTTATCCATTTCACCTTCTACTATTATAGCTTCTTTTTTACCAATTAAATCATCTAAGCCATACATAATTCTTTCAGCATCTTTTACTAGCTTAAAGTTTTTAGCACCATCTCTATATTTAATGTTTACTAAAGAGCTATCTCTATAGTATTTAAACTGTATAGTTGTAACCTCTTTGTTTACTTGTGGCATATATTCTAAGCCTTCAGCCACTCTATTGCTTACAAGTGTTTGTTTACTTATGCCTCTACTTGCAAACCAAGACAAAAACTTTTCAGAATAATTATACAAATCATTAGTTTGAGTAGGCACTTTATATACTATTTCTTTCATAAAATTATTTTTAACTTTTAAACTACCATTCCAACCACAATTATGACAATTCCATATACCTTCGTCTATATTAACAGACAAGCATGGGTCTGACTTCTTTTTTCTATCGTGTGAACATTTAGGACATTTTGTTTTAATCTGTCCGTTTGTCTTTTTTACTACTATGCCATTATCTAAAAAACTCATTAAAACACCATATTTGTAAAGCCATTACCAGTAAAGCCTTGATTACTACTTTCATTTATTTCATCATCCCAACAACCTTGATTTAACCAAGTGCTTGGGTGTTTTTTATATTTTATATCTGTTATAGATTGTGAATATTTTTTTGCTGACACAACACATTTTTTACATACCTCTATATCTAGCTTCATAAACTTTTCATAAAATAAATTTCTACTTTTCTTATAGTTATATGCCTCCCAAAATTGCTCAAATAATTCTTTCTTTTCATTTATATTATTATCTATTATAGTATTATGCTTAACATTTTTGTTAAGGGGGGTATTAACATTTTTGTTAATAGGGTCTAAACATTTTTGTGAACCAACTAGAGTAATTCTTCTTTTATCTACATTTTTTTCTTCTTTAACTAAATGTATCTTTATAAAACCATTGACAGATAAGTTTTTTATATTTCGACTTATGCTATTAGGATGTTTTTTAAAGAGCTTACTAAAGTAATCGTTACTTGCCCAACAGTAACCCTTTTGATTACATAAGGCAGTTATTTCTGCGTATAGTAGTTTTTCTGTAGAATTTACTTTATCGCTATATCTAATATTAGCTGGTATTATTGCGTAGTAGTTTGGTTGATTTGACATATTAGTTTTAGTAAATAAAAGGGAGAGCAAAATAATTACTCCCCCTTATGTTAATTTAAAATGGTAAGTCATCTTCTGACCCTACCTCAACAGCTTTTTTCTTTGTAGGCTTCCAAGTGTCTACATAAGAATAATGCGTTACACCTGTTTCAGATGCTTCTTTTCTTCTAGCAACAATTAAATTTACCCAACCATCATTGTTTAAAGTTTTTAGTTGTTCAACTAAATCATCTACTTTGATGCTAAGTTTTAATTGTGTACCACCATTATCAAAAGATTTCTCCTTGATAATCATTCCATTTACATACTGTTTTTCTGACATTTTTAAAATAATTTTAATTAATAATTGGTTTAGTTATTTTTAATTTCAACAAAAGTTCTTTTATATTTATCTAATGTCTCTTGCATAATTAATAATTCTTTTTCCATAGCATCTACTGTTCTTACTCTGTGTGTAGTATAATGCTCTAAGTTTGCTGATTCGTATAAATCTTTATAACCTTTTAGATATAAAAGATTTTGTGCATGATTTCTTTTGTAATGCAATATTGAAGCGTGGTCTCTATTTACAATTTCACCAGCTCTTGTTAGACTGCAACCTATTTCATTTAGCATTAATCCTAACACGCTTCTAGCCAATACATAGTCTTGTGTTCTTGACTTAGACCTAATAGCTTCTAATGTAAATCCACTACACATTATTACTGAACCACATACAACTTGTTCTTCTACTGTTAATTTTAAATTTTTATGATCAGCTATTTGTAACATATCGTTCATCACTTAATTTTTTAGATTTGTTTAATATTTGTATTAATTGTTCTTTAGTTAAATTTTTATTTAAATAATCTATTGCAGCTATAAATCTTTCTTTATTATTTTTGTATTTTAAAAATATAGGCTCTTCATTATTTAAAGTGTCATTAATGTCTAACCCAACTTTCATAAAACATAATTGAAGGTATTTTGTTCTAACATTAGATTTGTGTATTTTTTCACCTAAAAAACCTAAAGCATCCCAACATAACTTTTCTATGTTATAGTAAAAAACTGGACTATTGCACCATAACTCTACAGGTATTGCTTTAAAAAAATCTTTAAAATAATTCAAAGGAATGTAGTTGTTATGACCTATTGGTATTGTTGTTGGTATACTGTTTTTACTTATTCTAACAACTTCTCTTATTCTTTGCCAATTATTAAAATATCCCCCTTCTCTGCATCTGCTTAAATTGGTCTTTAGGGTCTCTAGGGCAATCATTCTCCCATAAGTGTCTGATGATTTCTTCTGCTTCATTATAAGTTAGTTCGTTAAAATTTATTTGTTCGTAAAACATATTAGCACTAGATGTTACTAAAAGACTTTCTATCTTCCCTATTTGCCATAGGGAACATGGTTCATCTTCTAGTACATCATCTATCCAATCGTGCTGTGTCATTTAGTTTTTAGATTTAGAAAAATCATCAGCCTCATCTTCTCCAAATATTCCTAGTTCATAAAAACCTGCTAACATGAGTACAATTCTTGACTTTGCTCTTTTCTCTGCCATTGCAACAGGGTAAGCATTGCTATTGTTCTTTGGAGTACACTCTCCAAATGTTTGAATAATCTTCTCACCTCTTTTACCTAAAGCCTTTATAAGACAATGTGAATGGTCATCTGAAAGATTTACAATATCATATTGTATTTCAATATCATTGGCAGCCATAATTTTATCTATACCTGCTCTTGTGATAATAGTATAGTGCTTGTGTTTAAATACATCTTCTTTTACTAAATTGTTTTCTATAAACAATCTCTTTAAAGTTTCATTCTTAGTTTCTTTTGTCATTTTTCTTAGGATTAAAATTAGTATTTGTTTTAATTAATGTTAGGCATATTTTCTCTACACCCATATACTCTGCAACCTTGTAAAGGTGTGAGTAATACTTAGCAACTTCATCTTCATGTTGTTGCTGTAAATCTACAATGTTTTTAATTTTTGACATAATTTTTTTTTAAATAATTAACGTTCATCTCTATCTCCATCAGATTTCATTTCATCATAATGGTCTTTCATATTTTGTTCGTATTCGTACTCTTCTATCATAGTATAACAATCTTCATCATCGCCACATTCTGTACAAACCATATAGCTGTCAGCGTGTTCTTTACACTCGCCACATATATCTGTTTCTGCCCAAAATTTACTGCCACAACAATTACTTGTTTCGCTATTCTCTTCTTCTACACCACAACAAGATGTTACTAAACCTGTTTGATAGCCATCATCTATAGGGTTACTTAATTTATAGTTATCGTAATTCATAATTAAAAGTTTACTGTTATAATTTTAGTTTCAAAATCTACCTCTATATCTTTAGGTTGTACGCAATCTCCAAAGTTTAAATTAGATTTCTCTAACTCTATTGCCCACTTAGACCCATCATGCTCTTCCATACTGCTATCTATCAATATTGGTATAGGCATTGAATCTTCATCATCCCAGTAATTAACATTTAATTCACCACAAACCTTATTTACATATAAATACATGGATTTTACCCCCCACTCTCTCATTTCTGTAACAAAAGACCAATCTACCATAAAGCTAGACTCTACATCGTGATTTCTTTTGCTAACATTATAAACTGTTACGTTGTTTCCTGATAGTTTTGTTTCGAAATTCATAGTTTTTATTGTTGATTGAAATACAATGTAACTAAAGAAAAATGAAAAAAACAAATTTTATTCCACAAATTTCCATACTACATCATATTTATTGACTTATATTGTAGCAAAGTAAAGAAATGGCTAAAACCTATAGTGATTATCCACAGTCTGCAACAAATAATGCTAAGAGAGCATTAAAGTGGGTTGAAGAAAATGGATGGGGTTCTTGTGGAACTGACGTAGGGAAAAAAAGAGCCTCACAAATCGCAAGTCGTACACCTTTGAGTAGAGATACGATTTCTCGTGTTGCTAGTTTCAAAAGGCATCAACAACATAAAGACGTTCCTTACAGTGAAGGCTGTGGAGGATTAATGTGGGATTGTTGGGGAGGAACTAGTATGATTAATTGGGCAATAAACAAGTTGGAAGAGATAGATAAAAAAAGCAAAAAGAAAGAATACAAGGGTGAAGAGTATGACCATAGATATGATTTTACACAATCAGACATGGAGACTTTACACACTAAAGGAGAGTTATATGTAACACAGACAGATGAAGATGGCACACAAATGACCATTCTTTTTACATATAACGATGGCGAAATTCATGAACACAGTAATATTAAAAACTTAGCAAAAATGAATTGGTACGATATAAAAAATGTAGCTTCTGACAATGTAACAGAAGTAATGATATATGATGAGATTGGCAAATATGGGGTTGATGCCAAATCTTTTATAGATGAAATGAAAAATATCCCAAATGGTACATCTGTTCTTTTAAGAATAAACTCACCTGGTGGTTCAGTAGTAGATGGATTAGCGATTTATGATGCTATAAGCAGAATGCCACAAAAGGTAACTACTCGTATAGAAGGTATCGCTGCATCAATGGGAAGTGTTATTGCACTTGCTGGTGATGAAGTTATAATGAGTGAAAATTCACTTTATATGATACACAACGTATGGGGAGGAGAAGTTGGAGATGCAGGTGATTTAAGGAAAGCAGCCGACCTCATGGATAAAATGGGAGATAGGTTAGTAAGTATATATATGTCTAAGAGTGGAAATAGCGAAGAGCAAATCCGTTCTTGGATGAATGAAGAAACTTGGTTTGATAGTTCTGAAGCAGTGAAGTATGGTTTTGTAGATATAATCGAAGAACCTATAAAATTAGCTGCAAGGTTTGATATAAACAAGTATGATTACAAGAATAAAGCTCTTGTAAATAATTTATTTAATAACATTAAAAAAGAAAGTAAAATGGAAAAAGAGTTTGATAACTTAAAATCTTTTATCGCTGATCTTTTTAACAAAGAAGGCGAAGTAAAGGAAGTAAAAATTCTTGATAATGATGTTGTTGTTGAAAAAATGAAAACTTTAGAGGAGTCTATAGAAGAGTCTAACAAAGCTATCGTTGAATTAAATGGCAAAATCGTTGAAAAGGATGGTTACATTGCAACTTTAGAGGAAGAGATTTCTACTTACAAAGTAGCAAAAATGGAGGGAACTCCAAGTGATGTAGTGCCTAGTAAAGACCCTAACCCAACTCCAGATGTAAAGTCTGAAAACGCATGGGATGTACTAGCTAAGAGCATCAGTGATGACAAGAAAGTTTATTTTAAAAATTAAAAATTAGAAAAAAATGGCAAACGTAATTAATACAAGTTTAACTTGGAGTCAGGAAGATGCTAGACGTTATTTCCTATCTCCATTGTTTTACGAAAATGACCATCTTAAAGGGATGGAAGTTATTTCTGATATTTCTGGTGCTTCTATTAAGTTAGACAGATATTCAGCTTTAAAAGATTTAACTAAATCAATGAACACAGCGTGTTTCGCTGCTGACGCAGACCAATCTACTAACAGCGTTATAGAATTAACTCTATCTCGTTTAGAGGTTGAACACGCACAACAGTCTACTTCTTTATTATCTCACATTAAATCTCAATTATTGAGACGAGGTATTAGTCGTTACGACTTATCAGGAACTATCTTTATGGAAATCGTTTCTGAATTAGTATTACAAGGTATCATGAGAGATATGTCTACAATCCTATGGTTTGGAGATACTGCAAATGGTGCTGGTACTCAAGCACTTGCAAATGGTGTATGGAAAGCTCTTGATGGTGCTGTAGGTGGTGCTTTACCAGTTGCACAAACACTAACTCAAGGTGCTACTGCAACAATCGCACAATTAGAAGCAATGTTAGCTGCTCGTTCAACTGAACTAGCTACTGCTGAAGGACAAGTTATTTACTGTTCTCGTGCTTTTGCTGATTCTTATGCAAAAGAATTAAGAGCTTCTAATGGTTCTCATACTGCTGCTTACGCTGACTTACAAAATGGTGTTGGAAGTCTACGTTTCAATGGTGTTCCTTTAGTTGTTATCAATTCTTGGGATGTTGATATTGCTAACCATTCTGCTGCATTAGCTACTATGGCAAATGGTCTTGCTCCAAATGGTGCTGCTGAAACTAAGTGTGCTATCTGGACAATGGAAAACAATATTACTGTAGGTACTGACTTTGCTGCACAAGATGTAGATATGTGGTACAACAGAGATTGTAAAGAAAACCGTTTCAGAATGCTTTACTCTTTCGGTGTAGCTGTTAAAGAGCCAGGAATGGTTGTTACTTCTACTGAAGACTAATAATAAAAATGTACGAAGGGGGGAGTAAAATCCCTCCTGACTACTTTGTTTAACAATATAATAAATATAAAAAAATGGCAATAACTCAAGGACACGCAATCGTATGTTGCGATAGAAACCGAAGAGGTGGACTTAAAAGAATTTGGCTTATGGAGCAAGGTGGCTTAGGTGCTGTAGCTTATGCTGTAGCTGGTTCAGGACCAGGTGCTGATGCTGCTGGTGGCGAATTTAATTCTTTTGTATCATCTACTTGGTATGAATTTGAATTTGACAGAGAAACTGCTGGTTTCACTGCAAATGCTTCAAGAGAGAATGGTTCTACTCTTGTTAATGTAGAGTTAGATTTCTACATTCCAAAAATTACTGAAGAAATTAATGGAAGATTAAGAGAACTTACAGAGTCTTGTGGTCTTTACGCTTTAGTAGAAACTTATGCTGATGACTGTGATTCAACTGCACCAGAGACTTATTTCTTTATCTTAGGATATGACAAAGTTTTTGAAAAGAAAGCATACTTAGAGTTCTCTTCAGGAGAGCAAACTACTGGTGTTGCATTACAAGATGCAAATGGTACTCAAGTAAAATTAGCTGGTGTTCATGCTGAATACCCAAGAGAAGCGTTAGTAGTAGTTTCTGCTGCAAACGTAGACCCAGCAAACGCAGGTCAGGTTGATTTATTTCAAGCTGTTACAGGCGTTACCAATGCTTGGACTTCAAACTAGGTTACAATAACTTTTTATAAGATTAGGGGGAAATTCCCCCTAATTCTTATATATTTACATAAAATATTATATCATGATGAAATTTAAGTTCGATAAAGATTATTTTGTTTCTAATGATAATGACTCTGTTGTAGTTGTAGGACACGCTTTTGAGGTGTCTTTTGATTCTAAACTAAGCAACAAGGTGTTATCTCATTTATATAATCAAGGCAAACCTTATGTTACTTTGGAAAATGAAGAACAAGTTGTCATAGAAGGTGAAATCATACAACCAGAAAAAGTTATTATAAATGAGCCGAAAAAGAAAGAAAAGTATAGAAAGTTTAAGTCAAACAAAAAAGAGTCCTAAGATATTAGGATATTCTTTTTCTAAAGACTTATCTAAAGAACCACCAAAAGAGCCACATCCGTATAAACAATTACAGGATGATTGGATTCCTTTTGGTATTAACAATTTATTTCCACAAGAGTTGTCAGAGCTTTCACGTTCTGCTTCTACGCATAGAGCTATACTTAGCACAAAAACTACATTTTCTGTAGGAGAAGGTCTTAGGACTAGTAATAAAAATTTACAAGGCATACTAGAAGATGTAAACATCTATGGTGAATCTATGGATGATGTTGCTAAAAAGGTTTTTGCTGATTATTGGAAACTAGGTAATGGCTACATGGAAGTTGTTATTGGTAGAGGTTATTTAAACTTTTTTCACCAAGATGGCACAACTGCAAGAGTACACAAAGATGGTAAGCACATATTGTTGCACCCTGATTGGGAACACGCAAGACAATATCCAGATGATTTAAGAAAGATACCTAAATACCCTGAATACAAAGAAGAAAATGGTGGTTCTACATTTAGAACAATTATTCATTTTTCTGATTACGAAAGCACATACTACTATTATGGTATGCCAGATTACTGTGCTGCTTTAGACCATATAAAAATAGCAAATCAAATAGGAGTTTACAACCTTACTAGATTTAAAAATGGTTTTATGCCTAGTGCTATTGTAGAGCTCAATGCCGACATGGGAGAAGATGAGGCACAAGACTTTATTGATGATGCTGTAGAAAAACTAACAGGTGCTGGAGATAATTCTAAAATATTGTTTATAGCAAAGAATGGTGATGGCGATGCAACTAATGTAAACATAATAAATGATACTAGCGATGGTTCGTTTATGGAGTTGCAGAAAATAACTAATGATAATATAATTTCGGCACATAGGTGGAATCCTGCTTTGTCTGGAATACAAGTTGCAGGACAGCTTGGTAACAACCAACAGATACTTACTGCCTATGATATAGCAATGAGTACAGTTATAAAAGAACCTCAACAGATGTTCTTAAAGATATTAAAAAAGATTTTAAAAACCGAAAGAGGAATTAATGCCTCTGACCTAACATTTTACACTAAACCACCAGTATCATTACTTGGAGCAATATCACCTTCTGAATTTATATCTATAAAAGAGGGTAGAGAGATATTTCATTTGCCAGAGCTTAGTAAAAGACAAATGGAAGAGTTGCTAGAAGAAAAAGCAAAGTCAAAGCAGAATGAAGTAAAAGAAAATAATAACGATATAAACGAAGAAGATGCCACTAATAACTAAATCAGAAGTAATATCTAGGTGTATCACTAACGCAAACTTTGATACACACCTGATAAAAGACACATTTATAGAAATAGCAGAGTTAAATCACGTCAAACCTTTTTTAGGTGAAGATTTATATGATGCTTGTGTTGCTGGTGGTTACGTTACTTTAGTAAACGATTATATTAAAAATTATTTGGCATTCTGCGTTAAATTTGAGATATTGCCAGACATAACTTATAACACAACATCACAAGGTGTTGTTGATAATTTAGCAGACTTTACAAGTCCTGTAGACCCATCTAAGTTAAATTACTTGAGACAAGAAACCTATAAAAAGGCTGAAACGTACAAGAAAAAAATGGAGAAATATTTAGATGATAACATTACTTTATATCCTGAATGGAAAGGATGTGATGGCTGCGATAACAAAACAAAAGGTGGAAATGTAAGTAAAAGACATGGGATTATAACATACTAGATAAATGAAGCACCATAATAATTTAACTGATTCCCAGATACATAATCCAAAAGGATTTGCTCCTGCTAGAAAAAGAACTGTGTCCACTAAGAATGGGCAAAGTATAGTCGAGTGGGTAAAAGCAAACTATACAAGCACACTAACCATAACTCCTATTGCAGATGTTGCTGGTAATTTACACCATCAATACTTATGTATATATAATAGTTATGATGAGACTAAATATGCTGTATATTTTCAAATCATAAACACAAATGTTATTTCTACTCCTGCTGGTTATGGAGGTGTTATAGCTGTAGATATTACCAACACAGGTATAAACTCTACAGCTTTAGAAGTAGGAACTGCTTTGCATGGTGCTTTAGATGCACACGCAGACTTTGTGTCATCAAGAGACAGTAGTGGGGTAGTAACTGTAACAGGATTGACTACAGCCTCCCCTGCCCTAGAAAATGGAACAGGATTTGGTGTTAGTATCGCAGATGTAGAAATTACAAATGAAGTGCTACATACCGATGCAAATGGTAACATAAGATTCACTCCATTTTCTACGATATTAACCGATACAGGTGTAAATGATAAAAATTATATACACAATCAAAATGTTGCTAGTGCAACGTGGGTTGTAACACATAATTTAGGAAAAAATGCTAGTGTAACTGTTGTTGATTCGGCAGGTACAGTAGTACAAGGTCAAGTTGATTACGATTCGCTGAATCAGGTAACTATAACCTTTAGTGGAGCTTTCTCTGGGAAAGCGTATTTTAATTAATAAATAAATAAAAAAAAGAAAATGCCAGAAATTAAATTTTTAGTCGATTTAGATGTACAAGGAAATGTAGATTTGAACGACCATGAGTTGCAGAATTTTAAAATTCAGCACTTAGCAACAGACCCTTCAGGAGTTGAAGGACA